GTGCATCCCTCTCAAGAACTCAAAGTGGTTTGGAACAAGTCATCCAAACGACAGCAGCGAACCAGGCCGTGCGTGACCTTCACAGTGATTACCAGAATGCAGAAGATCCTACCGAATTCCTCGCGGATCTCACTGCCTCGCTTACAGACCCGAATCCATGGGCATTGCCAGAGGATGTGCGGATATTCGTCAATCAGTTGCGAGATCAGGGCACATCGAGTTTCATCGTAGACTCGATAGACAACATACTTGCACAGGCAGAAGGAACCAATACTACGGTTGCTGATGGCGGACCGGGCGTTCAGCCGAATCTCGCGGTGGACTACACGCCAACTATGCAGACCGGATACTTACCTTTTGGAGGAGGGGGTCTTGACCAGAGTCTACCGCGTGGAGATCGGCCTACCGAAGACCTTGCCAGTGCGATGACGTACTGGGGTACGCTCGATGAAGATGATAAGAATGCAGTTAGTGACGCTATGAATGAGCAGCAATTAGGCAATGTCGCCAATGCACTCGATGTTGTTTTCCCCGGATGGAATGCTACTGATCCTGTCTCTACTGATCCTGTCTCTACTGTTCTTACCCCTACGACGGATAAGCCTACGCAACCATTGACCGTGACAGCCCTTCCTCACGGACCAGAGAAAATGACACCTACCCCTACGCCGCTCGATCCCTTAACAGATGTATTTAGAAGTCCGGGGGCAGATATCTCACCGCACTCGATCATATTTGAAAGACAATTCAACCAGATAAAAGGCTCCTCTTCACACAATGCACAACAGGTACTTCCACACCTCAGTGCTGATGCTGATGTGCATTACTACCTCACGCGACCTCCATCGGTAAGCGGGGTTACCGATTACGGATTAATCCCAGAGTACGGATGGGGAGGCGAGACGGAGATGGATGCCGAGCGTGACCAAGACCGAATGACCGACTATGGCAAGTATGTAGGCGACTTCCTCGGTGATATATCTGTGCTGACTAGCGAAGAGACTCGTGAGAGCGTACGTGAGATGGTAGATGCGATGTCAGCACTCGAAGGTCTATCGTACGATGATCACCAACAAATTGTGAGTGAAGCGGGGGCTGATCTGGCGTGGCAACGTGCCGCATTTATAGACCCAACCGATAGTAAAGCTATAAACCGTACCGGTGCGATGATTGGAACCTACATCTCGCCAAAAGGAGCAGGCCGATACGACATCATAGAGAATCAGAAATTGATGACAAGCGGGCTTTCTTCATGGGTACGCTCTGGCAGATCAGTCGAATCATACCTCCGAGCATATGTGAAATAAGGAGAGAACTATGGCAACGCTCCAAGATATCCTGGCCTCGTATGGTGCTAGCGTCACAGGGATGCAACAACCTGGGCAACAGTTCTATCAATTCGCAAGCGGTATGGCCCCAGGCCCAGCACGGCAAGCTTTCTGGGGGCAACAAGATCCACTAACCGCAAGATGGCAGTTGCGGCAACCTGAATATGGTGGTCAATTCACCAACTTCCTCGGTGCCTATGGCGCTGGTGGAGGTATAAACCCTGGATTTAATTATCCCGCAGTCCCTACTGGAGCGAACATAGGAGTTACTCCATTAACAGGAGCCGACATCCGTAATAGGGCAACCGCCGCCGCTGGCCTGGCAGGGATGACATCTGATCAATTCTTCGATTACTCTGCCGCTCCTGGCGGGGGAGCAATGACCTATGGATTGGGGACACTCCCTTACGCAGCGATACAAAATCTGACACCGGCGGAGCTTGCTCAATACCGAGAGACCTATGGCACCGGAGCAGAGGCTGGCACGAACGTCCAAAACCTCATCAAGCTTATGGCGATGCAACGCCCCGATGAGATGGGCGGTGAGCGCCAGTATGCTGGAGCCACGGGCCAAGCTATCTCTAGCCTTGTCGATGAACTCTTCACCGCATACATAGGGCAGAATCCAACAGCAGGAGCGGGAAGTTTCCTTCAGTGGTGGCTTGATGCGAGCAAGCCAGCGGTGGCGGCTGGCGAAGGGAAACCGGCTCAGGCAGCGGGACGGTTGGCATTCGGCGGGTAGGGAGAACATGGCATGGAAGAGAATGTATTCGGTGATTTCCTAGCCAATAGCGACTGGGGTTCGATGCTATTAAGTATGACGGAGCCAGGGTATGTCGCAGGTCTTCCGCAGTACTACAGTTCACTTGCCGGTCAGCGATTCGGTGCAGCTAGCCCGAGCCGCGGACGTTACTTCCAGCAGGCCTACAACGATGTCTTCGGCCAATACATGGGAGCGTGGGGAACCGCAATGCGTGAGGGAAGAGAGCCAGCCTCATTCGAACAATTCCTCGAAACCGACCCATGGACGAAACGGTATGGACAGTTGCCTCAGTTCGAGCGCGGCGTGACCAAGACCTACACCGATCCTAGGACAAGGCACATCTTCTACTAATGGCTATCTCCGAAGAAGAGAAACAGAAGCGACGAGAACGCATCAAAGCCCAAACAGGCGATGGTGGTTCATTCATCGATGAACTAGGGCCACTTGCGCCTGTTGCACGAGGGGCACTTAGTGTTATTGACTACCCTCGTCATGCGGTGACCGAGGATATCCAGCGTTTCGGCGAGATGCGTGAAGTCTACGGTGAGCGAGGGTTGGGAGGACTCGCCTCTCATCTCGGGAGAGAGATAGGTAGCGATATCCTCGACTTCACATCCGATGTCAGTAAAGGTCTGATACCGGAAGGGTGGGGAGAGCGTCTCGATCCATCAGATGAGACACAGATGGGATTGCTCTTGGAGCAGAGCAAAGAGGATTTCCGCTCTTATGAAGGACGTGATCCTTCGCTGGAAGAGCAGTACATGATGAAGACCTCTATCCAAGATGCCGCCATGCCCGAACTCACCAAGCGTCGCAAACTCGGCCCATTGGAATTCTCGAACCGTGCGATGCTCGAGCTAGGGGGAGAGATTCCTACGGTAGCGACAGAGCTAGCACTCACCGGAGGAGCGGCGACGGTAGGCAGAAAAGCGCTCTCTACGGCTGCCAGAGCCAGTGTGAAGATCGCACAGAGCCAAGCAGGCAAAGGTGCTACGCGAGAAGCTGCTGGCCGTGCTGCTGGTAAGACAGTGCTTGGTGCCGGGCATAGCGTCAATCAGATATTCCATATGCCTCGATACGTTGATCGCGCGGTTGGAGCCACGTTAGGCAAAACTTTAGCGTTAGGTGTAGCACTACCTATAAAGGTTACTGCTAAAGCAGCAGGCTTAGGCCTGAGAGGAACCTTCCTTCCACTCAAGGCAACTACCGGTGGGTTGAGAATGGCGGTGAACTACTACCGTCGCGACGCATTGAATCGTGGCGCATTGGGTTCGGATGTGAATCGCAAGGCCGTGGATCTCGTCGAGCAAGCTTCCAGAGAGGGCAAGCTCGATGAGGGCACTCAGCTTCATTTCGGGCAGCGCGGAGCTGACCTATGGCGTAACGAAGCCCTAGACAGTGCTGGTGCAGACGGCACGCCGTGGTGGAGAAGAAGGTTCAAGGGTACACACCCGAAGGGTAGCGACCCCACTCCGCCAACAGGGAATGCTCTCTATGATTCCTTCAGGCCTGTTGATAACACCCCAGACGCACAGGGACTGCTCTATAAAGGTTCCATCGGCCTGATGGAAACAGTCCGTGATGCAGTTCGTGACATCGGCAGAGATCTTGCGGAGGTCGTGAGCAAGCGCAAGGAAGCTATCTTCGGACACAAAGCTAGAGTCGATCCTGAAATAGCAGAAGAAACGAAAGGGTGGGTCAAGCTAGCTAGGCGCATAGGGGACGTTATCACGAAAGCGCAGGATCAATGGCTGAATCGTCAGGAGGCGATGATTACCAAAGCCAGGACACAGACCTATCACTACATCGCCCAGCTTGAGAAGGCAGGCATGTTGCGTTGGAATGTCGGTGGCTTTACCGGACGTATAGCAGCAGCACTCGATGATGAAGGAACAGCTTCTCTCGCAAGCGGGAATAGCTTCACTGGGCTTCTAGAGCATACTGCTAAAGATGCCCAGACACGCGGGAATCACAGCGTAGTGATGCCTGACATTCCATCTGCCACCGTAGGCCCGAAGAACCAAGGCATATTGTTCGAGCAGGGCATAGGTGAATCCGGTTACACCTTACGTGGACATACGCGGGTAATGGTAGATCCTACAGGAAGGCCTACTCATTACCTCGATGAGGCTGGCAACTCTGCCGGTCCCATCCATCCAGTTGACCGCTATAAGGCTGATGGCAGGGTCATGACGGTTATAGATCCCCAGACCGGTGTCGCTACCAAACAAGTAGATTGGGTTGCCGATAATCTCGATCCGACGATAGGCGATATCATCGAAAACCTCGGCCTCTATAAGCCTGCGCTTCGGTCTATCAAGAATGTCATGCAGCGCATCGATGGGCAGGGGAAGCCCATAGAAGGCGACTGGATGAATGCCTACGAGGTATTCGAGGAAATGGCGAATATCGCCCGCGAACTCGAGAGTGCCCTTGGTGCTGCTGGAGCTGGTGTAACCCATGCATTCACGGCACGATCAGTCTCTGCCGGAGGGAGTTACTTTCCGAGGAATGTCCTTGGCTCAGGTGAGATCAAGAATGGCTATCTCCCAGAAGGTAAGCCTGACCCAGAACTGGCGTTCGGCATGGAACAGTCGGGGCGATTCGTTCCTTCTACCCATAGCAAGGAACGGATATTTGCCTCCCAGGCAGAGGGCCAATGGGGCGGGCAGTGGTATATCGATCCATCCATGGCAATGGACGACTACGCCGCCTATGTTGCCAAGCACATCATGGCTATTAAGACAGGTCAATTCGTCTCTCGTGTAGCTGACGCATACGGTATCCCTAATGGAACAGCCGATGATCTGCTTAAAGATCATGCCGAGTATCAAACGATGCTGGCGTACGGCCAGAAGCTCGAAGACACACTTGCTAATATCCTTAAGCGCCAGAGGGAGATCAATCCGAAGGGTACGGCAGCGAAGATAAAGAAAGCCCAAAAGCTATTTGAGAAAATGCATGAGTGGCAGCAACTGCATACTATATTCGGCGCTCAAGATGTAGGGATGAATAAGACGATCCTCAAGCATCTTGGAAAGTTTCAGGAGCAGGCCGATGAATGGTGGAAGGAAGTAGAAGAAGCGAAGGGTGCCTGGGCTGCTACAGCGCAGGAGAAGAGTCAGATAACGAAGGCACTGAATAATCACAAGAAGGCTGTTGCCGAGGCGAAGAAGGCCGTAACCAGAGACTTCAAAAGCATCGCCGGTGTTGGTGATGATGTTATGGAAGGATTGTATTTCCCTAAGATCTTCGCAGACGCCATATTGAAGACGAACATAGCTCGTGACAAAGCCAATGATTATTTCTTCTTGGCTACATTTAACGCGTGGCTAAGGATGGTGGGAGCAACCGGTGACTTCAGCGCTTTCGGCATACAGGGATGGACAGGTGTCCTAAACGATGCTCTCGAGCGTGGAGGCGTGATCGACCAGCGTACTGGCGCGGCAGGTATGAAGATCAATAGACGAGGAGATGCCTTTACTGCGCTTGCAGCAAGCTGGGAAGCCTTTAGGACGCAAGGAGACCAGATCGTTGGTGAGTACTTCTGGAGGCAGGAGCAGATGGCCCTCCAGATGGGCACGCTAACTCCGACAGAGGCTGCGAATGCGGGCCTTGCGATACTGAAGAATGCACCAGACCTCAACTACAGCGGAAGTTCGACCCTTCGCAATCTTCCCGGTATCAAAAACTTCGATGCAGCATTCACGCACTACGGAAACGTATTTCGATATGAACGCTTCGATACCGATATGGCCCTGGAGATGTTGCGTACAGGCAAGACTCCGCAGCAATTAGTCCAAGATGGCACCGCTACCGAGATAGCCACGGTTGCGAACTTCATGTCAGGTGTGGGGAAACGCGGATTTCTTGGGGGGGCCGGTCAGATGTTGCTATTCGCCCCTCGTTTTCTCCATGCACGCATGAAGATGCTGTCTCTTGCAGCAGAAGGATTGCTGCCAGGTTTCGAGAAGACAGCACAGCGAAGGGTCGCTGCTCAACACCTGAGCAGAGCTTTCGGTACAGCTACCTATATGACATTCATGATCAATGAGATGCTCGGAGAAGAGACCGATATCAATCCGTTCGTTAGAAATAAAGCTACAGGACAGTGGTACTACAATCCCAACTTCTTGCGTATCCATGCCGGACCGATAGATATCAGCCTCCTAGGGCCATGGGACAGCATGCTACGGCTTACGTCACTTCCTGGCTTGATAGTTGCGAATGCAGGTCAAGAGGGCTTCAAGAGTCTCTGGGCTCTACGCTCTGCTATCAGTGCGCCAGGCACAGCGGCAGCGATAGATGCGATCAGAGGACAAGACGCCATCGGTCAAAGCACGTTCCGTAATCTCCCAGAAGAGGTCTATAAATGGCCTGGGTTTATCGCGGAAGAAATGATGGAGCATGTAACGCCCTTCGCCTGGTCCGAGTTTGCTTTCAGTCAACCAGGCCAACGATCGATTGTAAGCAGAGTATTCGGCGGTGCGAAGCAGCTACCGAGCGAACCATTGAAGGGCATCAGTTCGATAGCCGCTGGAGTTGGTCAGACCGTTGGACAGCTTTTCGGTGTCAAGAGTGCATATGAGACCATCAACGAAGCGAAGAACGAGGCATACAACGATATCCTCGAGAAGCTGACCTACGAGCAGAAGTTACAAGTCTTCGGCGTTGATACGGGCGCGATGACCGAGGAAGAGATGAAGCAGCTTTGGGCGCAATCAGGCGAAGCCTGGTGGAACCGTGCTGTCGATATCGGAGAGGACTTGAGCGTTAGCATCGCGTTCCGAGGACGCCTCGGCGATCCGGTTCCTAAGTGGGAAGACTTAGCGAATGACCATAAGAAGAAGATCAGAGAGATGATCTCCAGCGGAGCATTCAAAGACGTGATGACCCCTGAAGAGATGGCTGACTTCGAGTCGAGGATCAACGAACGCAGAGCGCGCAGTGCAAGTGCCTATGACCAATACAAGCTAGTGAGAGAGTCTCTGGATAGACATCAATTAGAAGTGATGCATTCGACTGAAGATGCCTTTATCAATCCCGACCCAGCAGACAAAGGATTTATCACCTATTCCTATATCGATGAGGATGGGAAAGAACAAACGGAGAGACAACGTGTAGAGCCTGGAGATCTCAAGGTGTTTGCACGGTTGATGAGACAGATAAACGGTCTCTACTCAAGGAGAAGACGTACCCTTACTTCACCGGAGGGTGATTTTCACGGAGTAGTCGAGGACTTATTCGGCGACAATGAACTACCGAGGAACGTCAGTGATTGGGATGTAGATATCTATGATGCAGCCCAGCATTTCTACTTCTCTACCTTCTATGAAGAGACGAAGGATAAAAAGGGTAATACCTTGCCACCGATAGTAAGTGGCACCACTGGACAGATCGATTGGAATCTGAAGGACAAGAAGACCGAACTCTGGTACGAGATGATGGAGGAACGATACCCATCGATAGATAGAGAGCGGCTAAAGAGATATCTCTGGCGTGTAGAAGACTCGATGACAAAGGATTCACCGCCACTCACAGAGACGTTATTCGAGATGCAGAAGTACATCAGCAGGCAACCCATGGTCGATGGGAATACCTACTATGAATTCGACAATATAGGGATCGACTTGCTAACGAAAGCCAGCCGTCATCCTCGAGAAACGGTAGAGACCTTCTATCTCCGATGGAAGGGAGCAAGTAGTGATGCCAAGAAAACTATCGCTGATGAAGCGAGAAGACACGGTATCGTAAATCTCGAAGATATCGACCGTTTGCGACAGATATATATGGATAGCTACTTCAATATGACAGATGCCGCAGCGCAGAATCTACAAGGGAAAGAATATCAGGCAGAGAGAGAAGGTCGAGCGCATATTGAGAGCATGCTCGCGATTCTAGACAAACGCTACAGCATCAATAAAAAGCCCTATAGTCGACGGGCACAAGAGGCATTTGCGATACTTGAGCGACATCGTAGGGGCGATAAGCCGATACCCAATATGGCGGAGTTCTTGATAGCTGTCAGTGAAGGCACCACCTTGGAGCCATGGCGAAAGACTTCAGAAGAAAGAACGCTACCAAGAACTAAGGTTACGGCAGGGGCTATCCTAGCGCCTTGACTTTATTTTAAGACAAAGTCGAGACTAGAACCGAAGGAGTAGGAAATGGTAATGACAACGGACCCGATCAACGAAGAGCAGCCGGAACAAGCTGTTCCATCAACCATGTTAGATCTGGGTGATGCCGATGCACCTGAAGAGCAACGGCAACCGGAAGAGGTACAAGAAGCTCCAGTCGTAGAAGCAGGACCGACAGAGGTAGTCCCTGGGGCTCCGGCTGAACCAGGGGCACCAGCCCTCGATGAAGATGGCACTCCGTCATTAGACCCTCCGCAGGAGATGCTACCTGGCAATCAAGTACAAGAACTCGTGGAGTTGCAGCGCCTCCGACAGGCGAATGCCCAGAAGGAATGGCAGCAGCAACTCATGCGTGAAGCTCAGACGGTTGAGCGCAGGGCACAGGAACAGGGTGCCGACCCACAGAGTGCTCGACTGGTAGCTAGGCAACACCTTGCTCACGCACAGAAAACCAGAGACCAAGATGCGAAGGCTCTCGACCTCGTCGGTTTCGTAGAAGGCAGGAATAATGCTGCGATGCACTATGCACAGAAGTACAACCTGCTGCCTAAACAAGCGCTTGCAGATATCCAGGCTCTGACGAGGAGCAGGACTCCTCAAGAGATGGATATCGAAGCTAAACGTATCGCCCAGTTCCGCTCTCAACGAGCGGAGATAGACAGGCTAAAGCAGGGCCGTGTCGGACCGCAGACTTTCGACAATAGTCAGGGATCGGCGGAGGTCACGACCAATCAGGACCGTTTGCTGGACGCCTACATCAACGGCGATAGGTCAGAGGCGGCAACAAGGGCCGCACGACGTTTGAATTTCGGGAGTTAAAGGAGACTTCCTATGGCAACGACCGCAACGACTGGTAATCTCGAGAATGCTCAGAGGATCATCCTTGCTTCGGCGAGGTACACCGAAGAGCACAACGCCCCTGCACTAGCTCTTATCGAGCCATTCAGCCTTCCAAAGGGTGCCAAGCAGGTAACGGTGCCCAAGGTTGGGCAGATGTCGATGAGCGACCTTCAAGACGGTATCGATATCATCGATGAGGAAGACATCGGAATGACCACGGTAGACCTTACCGCATCCGAGGTGGGAGCCAAGGTCATCTTGACCGACAAGCTGGTCCGGCAAGCCGCAGACAACGTGTTCTCCATGATCGGCAGACAACTCGGGGACGGCATGGCCCGCAAGAAAGACGAAGATGTGCTGGGCCTCTACACCAACCTGAACGGCGGGACGAAACTTGGTGCCGCAACGAAGTTCATGAAGGCGTCCAACGTCCAAGCTGTGATCGCCTACGCAAAGGCCAACAAGTTTGGGAACCAACTCTACATCCTCCACCACCCAAACGCAGTTGCTTACCTTTCCAAGGAAGCTGCAACGGTGGCCTCCGCGGTGACCAACGGTATTCCTCATGGCTGGTCTGAAGATCTCCTCGGGAACTTCTGGAGTGGCCTTCGCCCTATGAACGGTGTCTCTATCTTCGAGGATGGGAACATCACCGAGGACTCTGATGGAGACGGTATCGGTGTCATCGCTGACAAGACGGCGATGGCGTCACTGACCAGTGTTGATACCCGCACTGAGCGTCAGCGAGACGCATCCCTTCGGGCAACCGAAGTGGTGATGACTGCGGACTACGGAGTATTCGAGCTTGATGACAGCCGTGGAGCAGGCATCACGTTCGATGTCACCACACTCGCCAGTAATAACTAGGATCTAGGAGTAGGTCTTGGCAGGAATAACAGAACGAAACAAGATGCAGAATGAGTTGGTAGGAATAGGCTACTCATTGAGATATATAGACGAGTGGCAGCCAAAGACCATACTGTACAGACACAAAGCTTCTTATTTCGCAGAAGGAGGGATCGCAGATGGTGTGGGAACCTTCATAGAGAATGTTCCCGGCAACCCCGATTACGTGATGAAGAAGTCAAAGATCGGCTTATTCACCTGGCCTCCTAGCGATACCTGTGAATGCCGATGGTGTAAGGAGCGAGCGGCGGTAGGGACACCTGCCGCCCCCGCTTCCAAGGAAGAACCGGTGCTTGTAGGAAAAGGGACGAGGCAAATGGGGCCTCACTTTAAAGCTAGCTAGGTGTAACGATTGCCGTGCCTGGCGATACATCAACAACGGCGGTCGCAGGACTTTGAGCCTGTAGAGAGGAGACATCATGTCTTTCGGAGCGATTCAAAGCGGACGCTATGGTTTCGAGAAGCAGACTCACTCTGAGAAGAGACAAGTCTACGGAGCAACCATGGCACTACCTGACGGACGGATCTTCCGTTATGTCGAGAATGGCGGGACTGCCATCGCTGAAGGCTTGGTCGTAGCGAGCGAAGCTCCAGCGGGTAACCACGACGACGACTTGGTGGTTGCAACGAGTTCTACCGTAGGTGGCTTCACTATCGGTATCACGCTTGGTGGTACGGCAGCAGCCAAGAATCTCTATGCAGAGGGTTACATCCGGCCAAACCTTGCCTCTACCACTCCGCACGAGATGTACAAGATCAAGAGCCACCCTGCCATCGACAGCAGTGGAACGGGCACATTCACGATCGATGAGCCTGATGGCTTCCAGACTGCGATCACGGCTGGCACGGACTCCGTTGGTCTGATCAAGAGTCCTTACAAGGACATCGTGGTTGCGCCCGCAGCGGTCGCAGGACGATTCGTTGGCGTAACCTGCGCCGACCTTGAGGCTGACTACTTCGGCTGGGTACAGGTTTCAGGTATTGCCAACGTCAAGATGGACGGTACTCCAGCAATCGGTACGCTGGTAGGTGCAAGCTCCAACCACGCAGGACAGCTTCTCGCTATCGGTGCGGACACTACCCCTGCCCTGGCAAGAGTTCACGGTATAGCTGGTGTGGACAACGAGTTCAGTTCAGTCTTCCTAATGAACTTGTTCTAGACCCGGAGTGGGCATGCAGGATTTATGGCTACCCGAGGGGGGCAGGTACATCCGTACCACCCCCCTTGGGCGGAATAAGGAAACAGGCGGAACTATCGTCTCCAAGCAGATGGAGGTGCATTACACCGACACGTTCGGTGTAAAGCATAAGCAGAAGATAGTTGTGATGGCTGATGAGTTCACCAGCGATGCCGAGATAGAAGATCAGATGGGCTATGCGGCTGAGAACTACATCAGAGACGCGAAGCAGAAGTACAACAAGCGACCTGCTACTCACGCCGAGATGAAAGAGGCAGGCAAGGCGCTTCATGACTTTAGAGTGCATCGCGACCGTAGGGCTGAGAGCACCAATAACAAACTGTATTACTAGGAAGAGGAAATGGATCTACAGATAACCAGCGACGATGTCCAGGCCGTGCTGAATACCGACCCGATCATGACGCTCAAGGTGCAGAACCATGCTCTTGCCAGGCAACTGGAAGCGACCAACCTCGCTTTCGAGAGTGCCATGCAAGAGAATGTTCGACTGACCGAGGAGCTAGAGAAGGCTAAGAACGGGCACGGTCAGAAAGGGAAATAGTCATGCCAAAGGTAGGCGGTAAGAAATTCCCCTATACCTCTCGTGGCAAAGAAGCTGCGGGTAAGTACGCGAAGCGTACTGGGCAGAAGATGACCAATAACAAGAAGAAGAAGAAGGGTGGGTACTAGCGATGCCGTCCCAAGAGCCTAGCAAGTTGAGCAAGGAACAGAAGGAACGGCTCAAAGATCCTCGCTTCATCATCGCTGCTCGAGCCGTAAAGCCCCAACGGGACCGCAAGCTCAGAGAGCCCACTCGTTAGGTAAGAAGGAAGTGCGATGCCTGCGATACAAGGGAGAACCCGTGAGCAATTAAGGCAGCACGTAGGCCGTGCTGTCGGTGGTCTCTATGTGTCTGCTGCTACTGAAAGTGGTAGCACAACAACGCTTCTCGATAACAGCATCGTTCTCGGCGGGGCTGATACCCAGATAGGCAAATGGATACGCTTCACTAGTGGCAGTAACGACACCCTTACGAGGCGGATCACTGACTCATCAATCACGAACAACGTCACCACCCATACGTTCATGCCTGCCGCTACGGCTTCAACGGCTTCAGAATCGTATGAGTTGTGGGACGGCGCTTATAGTCCTGACCACATAGATGACTTCATCAACCAGTCCATCCTGGCTGCGACGGGCTGGGTCTACGACCCCATCGAAAACATCACGCTGCACGGCGATGGGAAGCAGGTTCGATTCGATATCCCGTCAGGTATCTCGATGATCTCCAAGATCGAGTACCGGGCCAGGATAAGCAGTGCAAGTATCCATACTTGCGGTGTTACGTTCGATGAGTCTACTGATGCCGAGATGACGCAGGCGGTAGATAGCAAGGACTACAAGCGTGGTTCCTCGCTCAAGATCACTACCTCAGCAGGCGATGGTAGCTTCATCAGCGACTCGTTCAACTCACTCAACATCTCTGGGTACACCCATCTTGAGGGTTGGGTAAAAGCTACTACAGCCATCGCGGCTGGAGATTTCAATATCTGTCTCGACAATGCAACTTGTACCTGTGATGGAAATGACCTTGAGACTCTTGCGGTTCCTGCGGCTTCAGCCGATACATGGACATTCTTCCGAATAGAACTCGCGAACCCTGAGTCAGACACTGCAATCGTTAGTGTTGGGATCGAGTACAACGCGAATTCAGGTACGAATACAGTGCGATTCGATGAACTCCGCGTGGTTCACAACGACACTGCTGAGTGGGAAACCCTTGACCGGCGCAACTGGAAGATCGACAAGGAGGCCCGCGACCTGATCCTCGTGCGGGACGGCCAGGACGCTGTGGGCTATGCGCTCATCAAGCTCACCGGTGGCGACAAGCCTGCGCTGATGACCGCTGACTCAGATACCACAGAGATAGATGAAGATTACATTATCGCTAATACCATCTCTCTGTTACTTCTCTCAACGTCTGGCGGCCCAGCTACAGACCCGGACGCAAAGCGTCAGCTAAGTGCATTCTGGGTAGACCAAGCGCAGCGTGCCCGCAGGGCTTTCCCCATGCTGGCTAATGTGAGGTCTGTGGACTGATGGCGAATTCAGTCGTCGAAGAGAATGAGATCTATCTCAATGGCACGTACTACCCACTAACCAGACCTGTACGGTCTCAGTTAGCATCTCTCTACCCAGCCAAGGTCATCATCGGGGATACCACCAAGGACTCGCAGCTTCGCTCGAGCATCATCGCCTGGACTGACTGGCGCGGTGGTATCGGTATCAACCGTATGGAGGGTGCCGGAGAGGTGAACCGTGCCTGGTTCAGTACCTCGCAACTTCGGTACAAGAACCATCTCGTCCTACCTGGCCTCGTTACCCAGACCACTACCCCTACTCATAGCATCAACGGTGCGACGATAGGCGCGATAAATACCTACGCGAATGAAGTCTATGCAGCATGGAATGCAGGTTCTGGTGCAGACGCACAGATTTACAAATACAGTAATGCAAGCGGTAGCTGGGGAAGTGCGCTCGATACCACGGCAGATCAGGTCACAGATTCGATTGTCTGGACAGACGCCTCAGCGAATGACTACCTCGTTTTCGCCCACTATGATTCTAACGGAAGTAACTACACCTACTACAATGGTTCTACTTGGACTACGGCTGCTAATGGCAAAGACACCAAATACCTTACGACCTGGGATGAGAGACTCTGGGGTATCAGCTATGGCGGGTTACTCTGGTATTCCACAACTATAGGCACAGAGGTCAATGACGCTCAATTACCCTTGCCAGCAGGCTCGATCACCAAGCTGTTCGTAGCTCGTAATGCCATAGGTGTGCCGATCATCTACGCCGCTACCACGCACGGCCTGTTTGCCCACAACGCAGACAACGCTATGTGGGAAGACACGCAGATGGACTTCCCTGTTCACCCGGACAACGGTAAGGGAACCACTCGATGGCGTGACTCGGTTTACATCCCATCGGGCAATGGCATCTATAAGTACATCAATGGGAACAATGCCGCTGTCATCACGATAGTGGGGCCAGATAGGGACGATGGTCTGCCTTCAGGATACCGAGGGGCCATACGCCATATGGCTGGCTCTCACAATGAACTGCTCGTTGGGATAGATGCAACGGCAGCACCAAGCTCTGTCGCTGCTACTTCTCTTCCCTATCAATGGATCAGCCATCATGGGGCTAGGACTATGGAACCTAGTTCTGGCAATAGCTCGATCCTCGGCTATAACGATATGGGCTGGGAGGTGAAGTGGGCTTCTGGTACATCTGGTAAGGGCTTCGATGCGATGCATGTCTCTGATGCATATGGTGAGTACCGGGTGTGGTGGGGGCACAACGACATCGTCCACTTCATGGATTTGCCCAAAGACATCATCAACCCGTCAGAGGTATCAGCGTTCGCTTACGCTCTGGAAAGTACCCACGAGACACCGTGGTTCAATGCGGGTCAATCCGAAGTTGATAAGCTCGCACTCAGCCTTCGGACAGAGGCACAAGACCTTACGTCCACTGAGACCGTTAAGGTCGAGTACGCTGTCAACTATATAGAGACGTACTATCCCATCGGCGATGACCCTATAAATGCCAGTGCGATGGGGGCCGCTTCTGGAACCCATGTCCATACCTTTGGTAGCAAAGCAGGCACTGCATTTAGGGCTATCAAATTCAAGCTGACGCTTGCCCGGTCTTCGGCCACCACAACAGGACTAGAGAAATTCAAGACGCCAGACGTAATATCTCTGACTCTGGAATATCGAAAGAAACTACCAGCCAAGTGGGGCCATACCGTTGATGTTGATCTCACCAACGAGTACAAAGGCAACGTGCCCAAAGACCTACGCTCGGCATTGATCACCGCCATAGAAAGCACCACGCTGGTGGAGTTCACGTTCAGGGATGATGGGGGTGGCACGAGGAACTATTACGTTGACGTAGTAGCTGCACAAGGATTGGAATTTACGGGTCATGACGAGCGTGGCTCAACCACGATACAAGTCGTAGAGCCCTAGGAGTAAGGATGAGGGTAGATGCAGGCGTGACAACAGTCACTTCAGCAGGGACGGCGGTACAGGTGCTCAATGCTACGAACAGAGTCAAGTACCTGAAACTCAAGGCGCTTGCCGGGAACTCCGGCTTGGCCTATGTGGGAGTCAATGACGTGTCCGCTTCGATAGGCTATGAGCTGAGTGCTGGCAATGAGATCGAACTGAACTTCGGCGAGTTTGGTGGCTCCGTTCCGGCGAATGTCTTCTACGCCGATGCAGCCACCAATGGCGACAAGGTGTGCTGGGCGATGATTCTAGAGGGATGACGTGACCACGCAGGCTGACATACAAGTTCCTGCTGATTGGGCTGGCTCCATACCTGAGTATGTTGCCTATCAGACATTCATAAAACTTGGCCTCGAGCCAGGGCAGGACTTCACGTACCAATCCCCCTTGATGGGAGGCCGTCTCGACAAGGGCGGCTTCGTGATCGACTTCCTCTTCACCGAGCCCCCGGACCTGGCGGTCAATGTGCAAGGCGTGTACTACCACTATGAGTTCGGCGTCGAAGCACGGGCGCGAGACATCATGGCTCGTGCAGCCATGGCCGGGCAGAACATCACGCTAGTGTTCATCGACGATGATGACCTGCTTCGTGATCCCACGTATTATTGTCGCGAAGCACTGAACTACCAAGACCACTCCAGGCTAGGAGGCGGGTAAGCCATGGCTATAACGGACATCAATCTAAGCGGAAAGGTACGTGATGATGCTGGCGCTGCGGTAGCCGATCTCACTGTCTATCTACTGGAGACTGCTGCGAACCTTGCCGGTACTCAGGAAACCACCACCACCACTGATGCAAATGGTACGTGGACGTTTACAGAACAAACCCTTACTGAAACCTACGATATCAAGGTAGTGAGCGGTTCCCAGATCAGGTATATCCCTTGGTCTGACGAGATAACCCTGAAGACGGTAGACACATCAGCCTTGAAGGTACGCGGCGTGAATGGGGCTGCGGCACCGATCTATCTATTTGCTGACAGGGCCGATGCAAACATAGACGTGTGGAGAATCAATGCTGCTGACGGTGGCGTACTTACTTTCGACAACCGAGCAAGTGGCAGTAGTGACAGCGACCTCGTCGCCCAGATGACGATTACCCCCCATGCAACTGTCGCGTCTTCTAGCGTGCTAATCCCCGGCATCCTTGATGTCAACGGCTCGGTGGACTGGGACGTTACTGACGTTCAGGTGGACTCCTCTGGGGATATCGACCTCGTAAGCACCAACGACGCTGCTGCCGCCATCTATCTGCGTGAAAATGCAGGAACTTCCGGCACGATCAAGATCCATGCAGATCAAGGTACGTCGGTTACTGAGGGTGCCGAGTCGATAAACATCCTCTCCGACGCTGGTGGGGTGGGCATCAGAAGCACCGCTGACTTGGCGAAGGCAATCAACCTTACCAGTGATGGGGGAACTACAGGCTCCATCGCTATCTTCAACGACCAGGGTACTTCGGTAACGGAGGGCGCTGAGTCTATCTCCCTCCTTTCGGACGCTGGTGGGGTAGGCATCCGCTCTACGGCCAATCTAGCAAGCGCAATCAATATCACGAGTGACGGTGGTACAACGGGTTCTATCTCTATCTTCAATGACCAAGGTACTTCAGTAACAGAAGGCGCAGAATCTATTTCGCTGCTTTCTGATGCTGGTGGGGTTGGCATACGCAGTACCGCCAATCTCGCTAATGCCGTGAACATCACGGTTGATGGTGGCACCACCTCGTCTATGACGCTGTTCAATGACCAAGGTACTTCAGTAACAGAAGGCGCTTCATCTATACAACTCCTCTCCGACGCGGGTGGAGTAGAACTCAAATCAACGGCCAATCTTGCTAAGTCCATCAAACTGATAGCGGATGGTGGTACGAGCGAGACGATATACATACAGTCAGACCAAGGGACGAGCGAGAGTTCTATCCAGCTACTGTCCGATGCCGGTGGAATTGATATCAACGCAGCCACGGGCAAGGATGTTGATGTTGCTGGAGGAACGGTCAACCTTACATCGTCTGATAACGCCGCCGCTGCCATATACCTGAGAGCAAATGCGGGTACAAGCGAGACGATCAAGATACACGCTGACCAAGGTACAGGTACTGGGTCCATCGAACTCCTATCTGATGCCGGGGGTATCGAACTCGACGCTGGAACAGACATCATCCTCGACGCTGGTGGCGCTGACATATTCCTGAAAGATGATGGCACGCTTTTCGGGACGCTGACGAACAACAGCGGTGAACTGCTCATCAAGTCCAGTTCCTCTGGCACTACTGCTGCCACCTTTGCTGGCGCTGACGTCACCTTTGCAGGGGCGGTGCAGATTGATGGAAACCTTACGGTCACTGGGACTCAGACCATTGTCGATACCGTGACGATGAACGCAGCCAACGCCGTTGTATTTGAGGGTGCGACTGCGGACGGATACGAGACAACACTGACGATAATCGACCCTACGGCAGACAGAACTGTTTATACGCCTAATCAATCTGGATATCTTCCAGTATTGGCTGCCGCAAGCACAACGCAGATTTCAGCTACACCTGAAGAACTGAACGTCCTAGATGCCGTGACCGCAGGGACGGTATCGGCCAGCCTTGGCGTGGTTGTTGATAGCAACAAGGACATCGGGTCATTTAGGAACATCACCCTAACGGGCGAGCTAGATGCCGGTAGCCTTGATGTATCAGGCGATGCAAACATAGCTGGTGAGGTACAGACCACCGGCATCGGCTACACCGACGGGGACAATGCGATGACCATCGCGGATGGTGGTGCGGTGACGTTCCCTGTCAGCATCGACATCACCGGTTCTGGCGGGATCATCCTTGAGAACGACGAGACGATTACCAACAGCACCGACGGACGTATATTGTTCAGTGGGAACATAGCTGTCCCGAATGGCGGCACCATCGGCTCCGCCTCCGACGGGGACGCGATAACGATACCGTCCAACGGACGTGTGTACTTTACGCAGTACGTGGGATTTGGTGATACAACGCCAACTGTTGCCGTTGCCTTGGAGGGTGATGCCGCAGAAGAATCGACGATTCAGCTTAAACAAACCGACAGCAGCGGTCATGACTGGAAGCTGACATCCCGTAATGATGGAAGTTTCAGAATCGCTGATGATTCTGCTGGTGCATCGCGTGTATTTTGTAATCTCACTGGCGCTGTGCTTATCGGTGATTCCGCGAACGGCGGCATGGGCGGCGTGGGTCTGACCATTAATCACGGTACCGCAGATGACATTATATTTGCCCTGAAAAGTGCAGACGTTACCACTGGGCTGACGACTGCCCCTCATGGTCATGACGTAGAGACTGACGACATTTGGACTATCGAGAAGGCGTCAGATAGTCTCGGCGGGATAAAGTGGCAGATATTGGCCGATGATGGTGCCCTCGGCTCACCATGGGTGGTTCAGGTTTGGGGAGGCACCGCAGATACTGCCAAGAGTTCCGGAGCCAGGGGCCTCATCTCGTTCTACGCCACAGAGCATGACGGCAGCAATACCATTGCGAACGTCGCAGCCGGTGGCAACCTGTTCTCGGTTCAGGGGAATGTCAGTGGCAACCAATGCAGGTTCCTCGTGGACGAGGACGGCATGCTATGGGCGACGGCCAACGCTAGTTCGGGTGACGTTTCGGTAGGTGCGTTCTCTGACAGCTACGATGATGCACAACTCGTCCGGGCGCTCGACCACGCCAAGAGTGCAGACGGCGCGATGGGCCTCATCCGAGACAAGTGGGATGAGTTCATCCAATACAATGAGCAAGACCTTGTCGATGCCGGAGTGCTAGGTGCTACGCTGGCAGATGGTGGGCTATTGAGCGTCACTGGACTCCAGCGCCTGCACAATGGTGCTATCTGGCAAGGCTACGTGAGGCAGCAGGAGATGCAGACCCGTATCGAAAGCCTTGAGCAGAAGCTACTCGCGTTAGGAGCATAGACATGGCTGACATAGTGACCCCGATGAGTACGGCGATGAAGACCCGTGCCAAGGCAGCCATCGACGCGCTCCCACTAGGTGCCGATAGCTACACCTCGCGAACGCCACGTCAGCTTCGCGCACTGATACTGTCGCAAAATGACAGCGACCCAGTCCGTGCGGCGATGACAACTGAAGGATGGTTTGAGAGAACAGGCAGTGACACGTTCATCTCGGCAAGCAACACGGCGGTGGACGTATCATGAACCCCCTCTACCCGGTCACGGCTATGATAGGCGGCATGGTGCTGATCGTATGGCGCGTGCTGATGCACCGTAGGCCGCAGCCGGTCACGGTAGTCGAGGAGCCTGACGACTACGGCACGCCCGTAGCTCAGGTGTAGATATGAGCATGGACATCAAGTCACAAAAACAAGGAAAGTGCTAGCGTGTGTGCATTATGAGTGACGACCCACAGGAAGACCAAGTGCCTGACGAGGAAGGACCGCCCGCAGAGGAGGCTGTGGAAAAGCCTGCTGCGCGCAAGGCAGAAGACGCTGACGCCGATGACGAGCCCTTCTCGGTCGAGAACCTGCGGGCGGAGATAGACGAGATAGGCTCCCGCGCCAAGAGTGCTGGGTTGAAGCCGTTCCGTAATATGGTGCGGGCGTACCTAGACCAAACGCTGGACGCGGTAGACGGTCTACTGAGCGCACTTGAGGGTAACAAGCGGAAGAGGGGCGACTGATGGGCTGGCTGATTGGTTATACACTTGGAAGCATGGCGGCTGCGTTGGTGGTCGTTCGCAGTTTCGAAGCAGTGACAGACCCTTTTTTCAGGGTGCCGTCCAGGATCTGGCGGAAGTTTTGGTCTTCATCGGAACGTGGACAACGGTAACAACACTGTCAGGGATGCGTGACGCAGAGAAGATGGTAAAGCGGTGCCGATTGAAGGGTACTGCTGTGAAGAAGCGGATAGAGTTGCTGACAGAAGTGAGCAGCATCACGAAAGGAAAGTAATCTGATGAATGAGTGGATCATGGTAGGAGCTGTTGTTACAGGTACGGTTGTTCTGCTTGGCGGTGGTGGGTGGATCGCATCGCTGATGCGGCGTGATCGACGGCGCGACGAATAACCCGCTGTGATTATGCGTCGCGCAAACCGTGACGCGTTCCAGCGGTTCGGCAAACGTCTCCGCCTGCGCCTCGTCTGGTTGTTCATTGCCTTTGGGATAGGTGCTGCGTCAACGTGGTATTACCGCGAGGACGTTTTCTTGTTCTTGCTCGCCCCCGCTGAGGGCAGCCTCTCCCCTTTTGGTGGTGCGCCTGTTTTCACTGGCCCCACGGCCATGATAGGTGCGACCATCAGCCTGGCCCTGCGCGGCGGAGCCCTTGCCGCTGCGCCCGTCATGGTGGTTAGCGTCTATACGCTTGTCAGTCCAACCATACCGGGGCCACAACGCCGTTTCATCCTCTGGTTCTTCCCTGCGACCCTAATGTGTTTCCTGACAGGCGGCGCATTCGCCTACTTCGTGATGCTGCCCACGGGCCTCGGGTTCCTGCTGCATTTCGGGGACGGCGTAGCGATCCCCCTCATCACGATAAATGAATATCTCGACCTGATGATGGCGATGATGTTCTGGCTGGGCGTTGTGTTTGAGATACCCGTGGTGATGTACCTGCTTGCGAAGGCCGACATTGTTTCGTACAGACGTATGAAGAACCTGCGGAAGTTCGTTCCGGTGTTTGCCTTTATCCTGAGCGCGATCATCACCCCTACGTTCGACGCGTTCAATCAGACGCTGGTGGCAGTACCGATCATCCTGCTCTACGAAGTGGGCCTGTTCTGTGCATGGGTCACGCACACAGACCGTGGGGATTATCTGTGGTTGGGCTCGATAGCCCGTGGTATACGCTGGATGTGGCATAGGGTAGTCTGGATGGCAAGGGTGATACGCGTGGTGGTGCTGGCTCCCTACACGGTGCCGCGCTGGATGTACCGAAGGGTTGCGAGAGCGACCGGAAAGGTAATCAGAAAGGTACGCAGGTGAACTTCACATCCTCACAGCTAAAGATAATTGCCTTCGCCGCCGCGGTCGCTCGGGTCAACCAGCCTGTGGGGGTCAGTGTTCTCCAGCACATCCTACGGAACCTCTCGTGGCAACAGGAGATGAAGCATGAAGAAGAAGCTCGCGCTCGTAGTGTTGGCACTCGTAGCCGTGGTCGTCATCCTAGTTGGGACAAGCGATCTAGCACGGCGCTGATGATACGGCTGCTCCTGGTGTTGAGTCCTGAGTGGGTGCGCCTGGTACTGTGGCGCGCGCTCCGTGAACGCTACGCACTCCCAAACGCCACCACGGGGACTACCGACTCATGAACTTCAGGACGGCACCTAGCAAGCCACCGAATCGCCTGATGAGGAAGGCCGACGTTGGGGATACGGTTGTGTTCAGGTCCGACGAGGACGGTCAGGCCCAGTATTGGCCGCACGTAGGGCATACGGCAGAGGTCATAGAGGTACAGTTAAAGCCCCAACGCCACCGCCGAAGCCTAAGGGCCGTCTACAAGGTCATATGCGGGTGTGGGGTGATCCTCCACCCTCGGGCATCGGAGTTCGATCTCACATGAAGAGCCACCCGAAACGCTGTGTTTACCGGGCTGGAGATGGCAGTCGGTGTGCTCTGCCACGGTTCAAGCCTAGTCTGTATTGCGTGAATCACGCTAAGAAATAGGAGAATAGGAATGGATATGCTACTTATGTTCCTTCCATATAAGACACGCCGGTTGATCATGCTAGGGAAGCAGATCATCGCCCGCCTCGACACCACCGATGAGCGTAATGCTGCGGTGGAGTATGGCATCGAGATGATGAAGGACGGGAAGGTGACCGTGGGTGAGTGGGCGAAGTTCGGGTCGAAGCTGGGTATCCTGACAGGCCCGAAGCGCCCCCGCGGGGTTGGTCGATGATCATCCACCTCGGGCACCTCCCTGACCCGGACCTAAGCCCCAACAAACGCTTGCATCACATGGCCGCCTACCAAGCCAAGCTCCTCGCCAAGGAGGAGGCGTACCTGCGTGTTCTTGAAGCGGGTAGGCCACGCACCTCCATGCCCAAGGCCCACATCACCATCACCTGGGTAGCAAAGGACAAAAGGAGACGCGACATAGACAACTTGTTCGCGTCTATGAAGGCGTCCATCGACGGGCTCGTGTTCGCCGGTGTCATTGCTGACGATAGTGCAGACTGCGTGAGCTACACGCTGCGGTACGAGCGAGGAGAGAAGGACGATACGGTCATTGAGATTGAGGAAAGTTAAATTCTATTACTTACCCTGGGTCTTATAGACCCTTGGGGGTAAGTAATATAGAATCGTTGGGTCTCGCGTTGCCGTCTCATGGCGTGAGGCCTCCCCGAAACCCTCTCGAGCCTTGATCGCCGGGAGGGTTTCTTCTAGCCAGGGCGATGCATCATCGCCCGGTGCCATCGCATCTTCCTTAGCGCGCTTCCCTCTATCTGCCGGATGCGCTCGCCACTCACCCCGTAGAGGCGGCCAATCTCTCGGAGTGACGATCCCGAGAGCTTATCTATGCCGAACCTCAGCTTTAGGATCTCCCTGTTCCTCTCCTCTAGCTTGTCCAGAAGAGCATAGACCTCCGCCTCCCCCGTATCCGGGTTGTATCCCGAGGCACCTAGCTCTCGCAGGAGATATCTCATCTTTGCATGCACCACAGAGGGCGGGACATCGCCGGGCACCTCGGGCCTAACGAGAAGCCGTAGCTCAGTTGCGGGACTGTGAAGCACCCTGCCGCATTCGCACGCGGTGCGGTAGACGAGACTCCCGTTAGCAATGTGATGGGCACTGAGGATCGAGGCGATGTGCCCGGCGTGCGATCTTGCCCTAACGCCGGACACTTCAACCGCGTCTCCGAAATATAATTTTCTCTCTGCCATTTTCCATTTCCTCTAGAAAAAAGATTTTCTTATCGTTTAGTGGTGAAGGCGTCCCATCTTTACTGCCAATAGGCCGCGCGCGGTGTTCCTGTCCGGGGCGTACCCCTCGATCGTACCCTCTAGCCAGACAGACCATGGCGAGATGAAGCGCCACGGTGTATGCACGAGCCCCGTGAATTCTGAATTGGGTTTCGTTGCCGTGATTTCTCCGATAATCTGCTCTGTAATCATATGGTCACTCCTTTTTGTTAGTCCGTACAGGCATTTGTATCGCAGGTCATGAGATCGTCGAATATGCCGAAGTCGAATGCTGATTGGTTTCGTACCCCTTCTGCTAATGCAGCGTAGCTAGGCCTGTCATTACGGAATCGTGATGCATTCTGCCCCTCGCCAGCGTCACGGCCCCTGACATCGCGGGCCTCTTGTTTCTCCCACCAGTGGGATAGCTCTGGGTGTTCTCGGATGATTGCGCTAAGTGTCCCTGCCCCTTTAAGGAAGCATAGGTCACAATTGCCCTCGTGCGGTCGGAGTTGCAGATCAAACTCCTGCTGCTTCCAGAAGTCTGTCACGTCAGCAAGCACATGGCCCGCTGTAGCCATCGGGGCGATAGAGCGCCAAGCATCTTTATTCTTTGGGTCATCGTTCTTGGACTGCATTTTGGTGACACGGTTCATCTCGTCAGCACGTAGGCCAACCACGTTGGTATACCGTTCCCATCCCCTCCCATAATGGATGAAGCCTTTCATTGTGTTGACCTTCAACTCAGTGGTACAGAATCGCATCACTGGGTTAGGTAAGAAGTTCCGGCTCTCGATAAGAGATGAATAGGGCTCACCGTCACGAGATGCGGACTCGTAGTCCACCTCCTCGTACCGAATGGCTCCACGCTTCTCAGGCTTACGGTATTCAACCCAGTGGATAGGAACACCCCAATGTCCTTGCACATCACGTACAAAGTCGAGTGTCTCTAGCCGTTCTCGTCCGGTGTTGGCAAACACGACGACAATATCTTCTGGCAACTTACCGCCATGAGCAGCCAGGATAGATGCGAGCATGTAGCCGCTAGTGCGACCACCACTGAATGAGACCACCGCAGGCCCATCGAATAGGTATGGGTTAGTCATTTCTGATCTCCTTGCTCAATCTTGCAACATGTTGTACATAGAACGACGGCATCTTCCGGGCATCCTTGCTCGCCGTTGATACACGCCGTGATACCTGGGAACACTGCTCGATAGGCTTTCTCCATGCGGTCTACGCGGTCTAGCAGTAGGTTGCACTGGTTGTTGATGTCAGACAGGGCCTGCTGGGCCTCACAGAGCGCCGTACGCACCCCTTCTGGGTCCGAGGTGATGGCTATCACCTCTACACGCTTGGCTTGCAGCGTGCGGAATATGAAAGCAGCCTGCTCTCTGTCGTAGTCACCCGTCGGAGGTTTGATATCGATCTCGTTACCGTCCGGCACCAACCGCAGCTTGTTCCGCAGCGCCGTCTCGATACATGCGAGACCGATATCGTACCGTTCTAGAGTTTCCACGCTTCCTCTTCCTCCCACGCCCGGTTGGCGTACTTCCCTCCCTCGAGGACAACGAACCTACCTCGCTGCTTCCCCTCGGAGAGTTCCTTGCGTATGTGGGATTCCGTTTTCTCCAAGGCCTCGGCTATGTCCGTTACGCTGAGACCGCCGGGCTTGTTCTTCAAGACGTTCTGGATACGGTCGATCACCCGCATGTGTTCCTCGAGCGGCGTGTCTCGCACGTCCCTCCGCATGACACTCACGGCCTCATCGGAGAACGAGAACTCGAAGCCTATCGGTCGCATCAGGCGGCTGTTGTTGGCCTTCTTATGGAACAAGCCGAACACTAGCTTGTCCTCCTCGGGTGCCTGATCCTTCACGGTCTGGAATACCATCCGGGCCGCGTTGTACTTGTACACAGATCCGAACAGGTTCTGTGCGTGCTGACCGCTCATGTTGTTCTCTTTGTTCGTATGGTCGATGAGCAGGCTGCTTATGCCTAGGGTTCGCAGTGACGTGAACGTCCGCAGCACAACCTCTGCACTCTCCGGCTCACCCATGCACGCGGAACCTAGTGAGTCGACGATGACCAGCGTGATCATCTTCTCGGCGCAGACGCTCCGAATGGCCTCGATATCATTGGACAACCCCTGGGTCATGGCCTTGTACCAGATGTGGGATGCCCCCTCCAGGCCAAGGCCACGCCTCAGTAGCGTGATCCGCGTTCCTAGCTCTATCTGATCGGTCTCCCAGTCGAGGTACAGCACAGAGGACGGCTCGACCGACAGGTCTCCATGGCGCATACCCTCATCGGCGAGGGTGGCGAGGTACTGCCCGAACCAACTCTTCCCGGTGGAGCCGGGGCCATAGATCAGGGTGGGGTTGTTGAGTTGGATCAGCGGCTCGATGAGCCACTTGGCCTGTGCCCTGACATCCACCTGCCCGTCTAGCTGTACGACAGGGCTGCCCTGTCGCCACTCCCGTAAGACGGCCATGCATAACTGCTCGAGGACTTTGTCCCAATCTACACCGGCGTCCCTGGCGGCGAGGGACTTGCCGAAGGTGTTGCGTGCGCTCGGGCTCGTGATGTTGAGCCGCCCGGCACGCAGATGCCCTGCACTGGTGGGCCTGGTGCTTGTTAGTTGCACCTCGCCCTTGACCTCGTGATCGGTGGACTCCTTGATCCTGTCGACACGGGCCGTGATGTTTAGCTGCGGCCACGAGAGGGAGTACAGGCCATGGCTACCCGCCATCTCGAAATCGTACTCGGCTAGTGAATCAGGATGACTTACGTCTAGGTTCAATCTGCATACCTCCACGCTCTTCAGCTTGTTTCGGTGGCAGGACATAGGTGGGCCTAGGTTGCGGCCTAGGCTCCACCCACTTGGCGTCCTGTCGAAGAGCCAACTCTTCTTCCTTGAGGTCGTTGGCCCGTTGCGTCTCTCCGACCAGGCGGTCCCGTTGCATCTCTGCCCAGCATGCCTCGCAATGGATGACGGCGATCCAGAACCCTTGATGTGGACACCACTGTATGTTGCCCCTCATCGCCCGTCCTTGCGGAGGTTATAGATGATGTGCGATGCCTGGAATAGCCTCCATCCCCACGCCAGGTCAACCTCTTCCACCACCACGGCGGAGGCATCTCGCATGATGTAGGCGATGCAACCTCTGGTCGGAACGTAGATGCTGCCCATATGCTGAAGCGCAGATGCGTAGGCTGCGAGTTGGGCACTGTCCTTTGCGTGGCGGAACGTGCTGCCGTGCTTGGCCCAGCTTTTTGGGTCCACCGTTTTCCAGTCCCAAACCATAGAGGAAATCGAGTCATCCCTGTGCGGGTACTCTTTGTCCCTGCTGAGGGCATCGAGTGTCCCGCCGAACAGTCCCCCCTCGTGATAGATGAACTGCTCGCTGTCGAGCCAGTCATGTTTCTCCCCCACCTCGTGCAGCCAAGCGATGAACAGAGGATTGCCCTCGGCGATGGTGCCGTTCTGGATGTATGCATCGATAGCGGCATGAAGCTGGTTGCCGTCCTCCATCGCCTGCTTGCTGATGCGGTTCGGTGCGCCGAGGTCGCCGCCGTTGTCCTTGATCTGATTCAAAGTCCAGCCCATCGCTGCCCCGAATGAGCCCTCATCTACGTGGGTTGCCATCGTGGTGACCGACGGCACCTTGGTGCCCTGATGGGTCCAGTACTGATGGTTGCCGTTGCGGCTGATGGTAAGGGTGTCATCCCCTGTCAGGCGCGCCTGTAGCAGATGTTCTTGTGTCTCAATTGCCATGCTGCACCTCATCAACGCTGACCACGCCTAGGGATTCCTCGACCTCGGGCTCCTCCGGCTCCGGCTCCTCGACAACCTCGAGCCTCACGCCGGAGAGTAAAGCTGCACTGAACGTGTTGACGGTTGCCGCTGCTTGATACAACCATTCCGCATCGGGCAGCTTGCCCTTGTTGGCCGTGATGTAGGCGGCGATCATCGGGCCACCAACATTCTTGCTTTGTCCAACTGACAGGCCTATCTCCTGCCTCGTTGTGGGCACGTAGTCTGACCAGTCCGGGGAGGGTGCAGCGGGTGCGTCAGCCTGGGCAGGCGCAGGGGCAGGGGGCTGGTCACCACCCGTAGCCTTGAGGCCAGTCAGCTTGTATTGCATCGTGCCCGCGTAGTCCTTGCCCGGTGTTTGTACCGTCGCGAGCATCGTGGAACCTGCGAGGCTCCGGGGGTCTATGCCGCTCAGGTATGCGCGGATATCTACCTGAGCCTTATCGTCCTGCCATACGGTCAACTCGATGGCATCCCCATCGCTAGTAGCCATGAACTTAGACGGGCGTGGAGGGTCGAGGCTCTGCCATTCGAGGATCTTCACGAGCAAAGCGTCCGGCTTCTTCTTAGGTGCATACTGCTGCGTCATTCGGTGATCTCCTTATCCAATCTGTCCTGATTCTGATTCCTGAGTTGCCAGCATTCATCGAGGGCTTTCTTCTCGTAGACGTACCCCCTGCCTACCAAGGCCGCAGGCAGCAGCCACCCCTCTCTGCGCCAGCGGTCTATCGTCCGGTTGGACACGCCTAGGTACTGCTGGGCATCGAGGGGTTGGTATAGCTGCACGGTCTGGTCACCGTCGATCTGCAAAGTGATCATCTTGTCTCCTGTTCGAGGTATGAAACGACCCCCCACCCGGAGGCAGGGGGCCGTTGTGATGCTTACCGGTCGACTGCGTAGCGCATCAACTTACCAGCAGCCGCCTCCACCTTCACGCGCTCATCGGTATGGATGATCGCCCGAGCAGACGCGGTGACACCGTTGATGATGTCCCACAGGCTGCGGGCCTCGCCCTCCTCCGCCTGAGCCGTCTCTATCGCGGCCTTGGCCTGCTTGGCCGTGAAGCCACGGTCCTGTAGCCACGAGTCCCAACCCTTGCCGGGCTGGTCAGCCTGCGGTAGCTCGTAGGCCTTGGCCTTCCTGATCCCGTCTACGAGGTGGGACGCGGACTCGTTGGCATACCGGTTCAGGTACTCCTCCCCCTCGTAGGCGAACCGCTCGGGAGCCCCACCAGTATGGCGTATCCGTAGCTCCTGCACATCTGTCGCACCCCAGATGATGCGGTTGTCGCAGACGTAGCGGTAGAGGAAGGTGGTCAGACCGAACACCGCCGAACCCACCTCGCTATTCCAGGTGTAGAACCCCCGGAACAACGTCTCGCCGTCCACCTCTATGGCATGGTCGGGGTCGACGAGGAAGAGGAACACGTCTCTATCGGATGCGTAGAGCGTGGTGGCACGCTTGGCGTTGGTGGTTGCGTAGCTGGCGGATGGAACCTGCCACCGCCCATCGGTGTTCACGCGTTGCACCGCCTCCACTACCTGCGAATCCCAGATACGTCCGTACGACGTGGAGGTCATCGCCCGGAGTTTGTTGGAGCCGTTGGTCTGGCCCAACACGAGTGCATCGTTGCGGATAGGGCCGTGTTCGAGACCCCATTGCAAGTTGATAGCTGCCAACTCTGCGGGCAGCTTGCGGAGATAGCTCGCCGGAGCCTGTGCGTACATGGCGAGTTGTCCGAACGCCCAGTTGCTGGGCTCGAGCGTGCGCCTGTACCCCTGTGTCACGTCGTACGCATCCACCGTAAGCGCATTGCTGGCGGCTCCGACCCGGAGGTCTTTCGTATCGGTGGTGAGGGTCCAACTCTCCTGCCTGCGATCCGCCACCGCTACCTGCAATGCGTCCAGCGTCTCGTAACGCTGATCGGCTGGCCTGCTCGCCCATTGGTTGCTTGCTTGCATGAGTTCCATTTCCTTGTCTCGCTTTCTGGCCCGTACAAAGCCCTGGCCCGGCTGTTTCTGACGTATCGAACGCGGACTATTCGGTTGTGTTGATCGTTGGGCATCCTCCACGTCTATAGGTTGAAGCATTGTCGTACCACAGAGGCAAAGATGCAAGCATTCGGTGGCACGTTTCGGGTGGTCGTTGCCAGATCGAGGCGGGCACAGGAAAAAAAGATTTTTCCCTAGAAAAGAATTTTCTTTCCATGCCAGATAGGCCTCCTCGATCGGGAGCGGACACAAGGAAACGCCCCGGTGGGGTGCCGGGGCGTCTCGCTGCCGCTATTCCGTTGTGGTGCCGGGTGCTACAAAAAACTTTTTTCCAAGAAAACTTTTTTTCTTTCCCCGGCCCCGGCCCGGTGTTAGCCGGGCCAGGGTAGGGGACCGGGCCTAGTCCTGCCGCTCCACCTCCTGCTTCACCACCTCCATGAGGGTGGTGCGGAGGGCGTTGCGGTCGACCCACGCCCTGCCGGGGTCATCCGGCGTGAAGATGGCGTGAAGGGGGATGACCCGGAACTGATGCGGCAGCGCCACATCGGATTCGTTGTCCGGGCAGAGGTTGATTACGTAGGTGCTCACGTCGGAGCCACGCCGTGCCTGCCAGTCAGCCGCCAGGTCTGCGTCCGCCTGGCTCTCCCAGTCGCCATCGGTCAGGATGATGTCGAGACGTGGGCTCTCGATGAGGCCCCGCTTCTGCTCGTTGTGGCTGAACGCCTCGACGAGGGGTGCCAGGTTGGTCTCGCGGGCATCCTTTGTGAGCGGGTCTTGCACTATCAAACCAGTCAGTGCCTGCCGGGCCAGGCCTGCCCGGTATTGCTGGCCGTAGTACCCGGTATGCTGAATCGCTTCCCGGTTGAACGTGAACGCATCCCAGGTGACGCCGGGGAACTGCTCCGCCGCAGCGTAAAGGATCTGCATCAGGCTCCGGGCTACCTGTTGCATGTCGATGGAGCAGAACCCCGTCTGCGGCATGTGGGTGGAGCCTGAGTTGTCGAGGGCGATGTTGATGTGCTTCCGGTACTGCGTGCCGGTGTAGGTCTCCTCGCCCCAGCCGGAGCCGTCGACCATGAGCATGGCGGGGTCATCGATGAGGTCGCCCTGCTCGAGGTCTAGCCTGTCCCGGCTGCGGGTACGGGATTGGAGCGCATCGATCAGCACCGCCGCAGCCTCGAGGAGCTGGGTCCTCCTGGCGTTGCTGGCGGTGGCTTGGATGCCCTGGTCTTCCGCCTGCGTGGCGGCATCGATCTCCGCCTTGGTCATCTTGGATTCTTTGAACTCCTCGAGCAGTCCCTGTCGGATGACCATGGCCTGCTCGCTGTCATGGTCGAGCCCCAGCAAGTCGATGATGCCTTGCTGCTGCGTCCGCAGGTAGAGGTCTGCGAGTTCATCCTTGCCCGCCTTGGCGAGGTACGTGGACGTGCTGATGGCCCGCCCGTATCCGCCGCCCGTGCTGCGCTTGGCTGCCTTGTAACCCTGGTCTGCCTTAGACATTACGTGCCTCCCTAGTGTCGTTGTTGGTCTGCCTGTCGAGTAGCCGCCATGCTTCCTGAGCCTGCTCGATGATTCGGGCGACGGCCTCCCGGTCATGCTTGGTATCGATCTTGGTGGTGATGCTCTTGGTGAGCAGGGTCCAGAACATCGCCGTGGAGTTGCCGATGCGGGAGTACATCTCCGCTGCCTGAAGGGCCCGGCGTGGGCTTATCTGATACACGATTCGGTTCGATTCCCAGTTGCGGTACAGCGCCTCGACCACCATCACGGCGATGCGCCGTACGTTGGCATCGTCTACGCCGTGCGATGTCAGCATGGCATCGAGGCTGTCGCCCAGTAGGGGCGGCACCTCTATGCTCCAGAACCTATCGGCGAACGCCTCGTTGAGGCGCTTGCTACCGGCGTAGCCGGGGTTGCGGGTCACAAAGCATCGGAAGTCCGGGTGTACGGGCACCACCTGCCCGTTAACCGTGAACGTGGAGCCCTCGCTGCCGGGGTGGTCGAGCATCCCTAGCAGGACGGCGATGGCGTCCGGCTCCGCCATGTTGACCTCGTCGATGAGGGCCCACGCTCCGCTGCGGGCAGCGGCTGCGAACTCGCTGGCCTGAAACACCGTCGACCCGTTGCGGAGCCCTGCCCCGCCGATGAGGTCACGCTTACGCAGGCCACCGTCTGCCGTGACCACGGCCAGCCTGCGGCGTTGCGTAGCCGCCAGCTTGTGGACACCCAGGCTCTTGCCGGAGCCTGCCGGGCCCAGCAACTCGACATGCCCAAAGCTGCTCGCGGCCTCCAACTCTGCGAGCCAGGGCGGATCGATGTATCCGCCGTTGATTTCGCATGCCGCATCCGGCACCAACGGCCAGATCGCCTGCTCCGATGTGTCTCCTGGCACCACCCTGTCCATCGCCTCGCGGTAATCGTCCGCCAGGGCGGCGATGATGTCGGCCTTCATCGTCGACGCGACGCCGTACTCACGGCCCCATTCCCTGAGCGTAGCGATACCTACCGTCTCTAACTCTGAGCGTCTCATGCTCAACCTCCCATGTATGCCCGCCGCCCGGCCTTGAGATTTCCGGGCTGGCGTTTCGACCGGGGCCGATGGGCCCCGGCTCCCTCACGGGGCGGGCTAGTGGCAGTCGCAGTCCGGGCCCATGCATGCCCCGGCGTGGTGTTCGTTGACCGCGCATAGGCACCCGGCATCGACCTGCTTGGCAGCGCTCATGAACGGTACGACAGCGGTGCTCATGTCTATCAACAGCGTCTGGGTGTCATCGTTCGTAAATACGCAGACGGTGTCCTCGTTCTCGTCACAGTCCAAGTCATCGTCAAGACTGTCCTTGACCCATTCGACCTCCTTTCCACCGGCCCGGTACGCGGCGAGTGCAGCCCATTCATCTACTGCCTCGACCTCAAAGGTGCGAGTGAATGTGGCGGTGGTTTCTACTTCAATCATGTAACTCATTAGTTCTCCTTGGTGTCGATCTAGCTGTTGCCTCGTGGTCTCTTCCGCCACCATCCGGGCTGCCGTGTCCATCGCATCGGTGCGGTCATCGGTGCGGTACTCACTGGTCTCCACGGTGCCGTCTTTGCCACGTATCGGAACGCCTGCAACGGTGACCCGTACGACGTACTCGCCCCAGTCCTCCTCGAACCGCACGCTACTCCTCACCTTGCCGGTCTCGAATGCTCCCATGTCAGTGCCTCCACTGTGGTGTTATTGGGCAGTTTAATGTCATGCCCAGGACGTGTATTTCTGACCGTCTATCTGTCGTGTACCGTCCCGCCCCAGAATGGGTACATGCTTATGATGTCCAGCCCCCGCTCTATCGCCTCTGCTACAGCGTCCTCACTCGACCCCTCGAATAGCTGTCTGCAGTAGTTACATTCCACCTCACTTTCCTCATCGTGAGCACCGACCTGATGCAAGTCCTCGAGGCTCATGTTGTACGGCGCAGAGAAGAGCCGCTCGAGTGCGTCATCGTCGGACTCGTCACCCTCCCAATCAGTCCAATATACGGCGTCCATGTGCAGGTCCTCATTCTCTAGTTTTGCAAGCAGGCCAGTGTTGAAACTAGTGAGGATAGTCAGCACCCCATCGCGACCGCCTATGGAGTCGTCTGTTACCTGCCATCGCTGGGCATTAAGGCAGCGGTCAGAGCAGGCGTATTCACCATCGCCGTACCAGCCCTCAGACATGACGAGTTTGCAGTTAGTGCAGAGACGTAGCCCGCGCTCTCGCAGGTCGAGCTCGTAGCCGTTCGCATCGGTTCTTATTGCGTCCATTTCTGTGGCTCCTCCTGTGCTGTTTTCGGTTCCGCCATTACCCGTGTTAACCGAGATCTCGAGATGCTCCATTTCCTGTTCCTTTCCTGGCCTCTTTGGGCCGTTGTTTTAGCTCCTGCTGCTGTAGCTGAATTTCGTACCATTGGCGCGCATCGTCGACAGCGCCGCGCTTGCCTTTGAACCTTTAGGCTGTGTCCCGTGAACTAGGAGCGCGAATGACGCGTTTCCGAATGCTGCATGCGAGTCATCATGGTCGATTGTTAGGCCTAGCTGGAGCGCCTCATCTTCAGAGAAGACAACGCGTGCAGACTTGAGGTTATATTCGCCGATTAATGCGTCGTGGCGACCACCCCAACTCGCGGTCAAATTCAGGTTGTTTGGAATCGCGCCGAGATTGGCAACCCAATAGTTAATCGACTTCGTGTACGCGTAGAAAACGGTGTCCGGATTCATGTTCGCAACCGCGCACCATGCATCGAAATAAGCTTGATTAAAGAAATCTCCGGACACGTGGATTCTGATGACGTTTGCCTTGCGAGCATGCTTGTCGATGTGTAGCGAGCGGTCTATCAATTTTGCCATGCTTGCACTATCCAATTGCCGGAGAGAATCGAAATTGTGCCAGCGTAGTTTGCGAGCGTCCGGCGAGCGCGCTTCATCTGATGCTGCAAAGCATCGGAATTCCATCTGTTTACCGTCCGTAACTTTGCCAGTGATTCGATCGGCTTTAGTCAAGCAATCGACAGCGAACGGACAAGTCCAGCCAGCAGGTAATGAGAATGTTGCGACGATGTATTTAATGCTCGCGCCGCGCTCCAATTCGGCAAGCTTTGCATTGGCTTTGCCGAACCTGAGTTGAACGTCGCCGGACTCGTGTATCCTAATCACTTTTCGCTCCGTTTCTGCGATGTTTTTGTCGCTCATTTTGACCGCTACTTTGTCGCCGGATTCGCTCATGTTTTGCACTCCGTTTCACTGTCATATTCGGCTGATTGCCGTTTGGACATTGTCTCACCGTGGGCGCATTCGCTCAAGTTTGTCTAGTTGGAGCCGTCGAGAGGTCCTAACCGACACCCAAAAGCAAGGGCTCTTGCCAGGAGCGGCCAGGAGCGGAGAGCGCAGGAGTCAAGGCCTGTCCGAGCAATTTAAAAAGCACGACGCCCCAAATCATGCCGAATCAGGCCCCATTCCGGCCCATACACGCGCCCGTGCAAGCGATTCCGCCCCAAACGTCGGCCAGGAGCGCCGGACGCCCGCCCCGCCAGCGCGCTTGGCCGCGCGCCGGGCTCTCCGAGCCCGCCAATAGCGCATTCCGATGAGCTATTGGAAGAAGGGATTACGAAGGGCGATTGTGGATTACGTTTGCCTGTGATCGTTCGTGGGCACGGGAGGGGGGAGGTTCTGGGGGGACGTTCGTGGAAGCCAATAGCGGGAGCAGTGCATTCTTATGCGCTGTGGGTAGGAAGAGCGGCAGCAAGTGTTGTGATCAATCGAGGGTAGGGGTATGGCTTAGGGATAGTGTAGGTGTGTCAAGGATACCCATGACAGGTTTTTCCGACTAAAGACGCTATTGACAGGCGTGCGCTAGGTGTGCAGTATCACGAGGTGTAGGAGCCAGTTATGCCGTATTACCCAGTAATAGAGGGTAATATTACGGTAATTACTTACCCCCCCATGGCTATATAGCCAGGGGTAAGTAATACAAGTAAGAGGAGAGTAATGCCTACCGGAGACACGGAAGGGCTGAAGGCTGGAAGGACGCGCCTTAACCGAGAGCGCCAGATCGATGGTGCTGATCGTAAGAGGATATTCCTTGCGGCATACGAGGAGCACGGGACGGTGGCGAAGGCCTGCGAGGCAGCGGGTATCGCCCGTTCGACGCAGCGTGTCTGGATGACGGACCCTGACTTCGTCGATGTCTTCGAGCAGTCGAGACGTGCCTTTGCGGAGTATCTCGAGCAGATAGCTCTCGACAGGGTGAAAGATCCGCACGGGAATCGTGGGAGTGATGTGCTTCTGATAGGGCTACTGAATGCGAATTGGCCGCAGAAGTACCGCCAGACATCTGCTCTGGATCAGGATTACGCCCGCGAGGTGCTGAGTGAGATGAAGCGGGTGTTCAAGCAGGAGAAGGTCGAACAGCCGCCGCAGGAGACGGAGCTTTCGGTGCCGATGGAACGGACGCTTGCACAGATATTGGAGAAGCGCAGCCATCCACCTGAGAAAAGGAAAGAGCAAGAAGGCGATCAGTCGGAACATAAGGACGTGGAGTAGACATGGCGAAGGATTACAGTGTGTGGGTAGCGCTGGCGAAGGAGCCACTACCTAAGGAATCGGTGGGCAGATGTAAGAATGCCAGGAACTGTAGGAATACGAATGTGATCTTGGGGAGTGGTTACTGT